CACTGCAATGTGATAGTTTTACTCATAACCATTTCTCCAAAGTGTTGTTTTTCGTCTCGATATCAGATATATTCCATCCGAGAGAGAAGAAAATCGTCTTGATTTTATCATTGATGAGCAGATTTGCCATTTTCTCATAGTCGATTTCAAATCCTTCAGGACATTTATCGACGAAAGAAATTACATGTGTGTGTGGTAGTCCTAGAGGCGCACGAGTGACATAGACATATTTCACTTTCTCTTTCTTGATATTACCACCGAAGAATTTGTTGAAATATATCGCACCATAAATATGCGCTCCGACGTTCTTTGTGTATTCGTGAATGGGCTTGCTCATGCCCTTCGGAATGGCGATATCTTCTACTGGAATAACTCCGTTGATGATATCGCTTTTCATCTTACGGATTAAGTCGACAATTTCTTTTCGTGCTTCCTCCTGGTCGTCGGATGAAACGATAGCGTAGAGGAGATCTTTCTGCATTTTTCGATAGAGACTTGGTGTATCGCTTCTCTTTGTCTCAAACCCCTTGACATCGAGGATGGGTTCTGGCAACGTTCCTTCGTTCCAGATAACAAGACCAGCATAGCGCTTTTTAAGCGCAATACCATCTTCATCACCGACGAAAAGAACTCTACGATAGATCTTTTCAAACTCGATATACATTCGATTGTATTTTGCATCGCCGAATTTATCGATGCAAAAGAAATCGAGAGTTCCGTTAACGTGGTTGATAATTTCTTCTCCGAGCTTGGATGCATCATCAACATTCTCCTTGTTAATCTTAAAGAAAATCGAATCGGTATCGCCTGCTATAACATCAGCTCCGATTTTCTTGATTTCATTCTCCATCCACATGTTAGCCTCTCGGCCAAAATATGTGACGGCTGCCCCCACCTCTCGTGAAAAAAGACGGAAGAATGGAGCAAGCATAACACCATAGATCGAATTCAATAGGAACTTCGCCACGGTCTGCATGTCGTTGTATTTGTTATAGTCTGGGCTTCCGATTGGATAACCTTTCATTTTCGATTTCAGTTCCTGACGGAAATTCCATACATCTTCAACGACGCGAGGAATAAAACCACGAACATCGGTTCTGAAAACCGTCGGGCCAACCTTAACAAACGGGCCATCATAGGGCTTGTCTGCCTCGGTAACGCCAACACGAGTCTCGGGGCTCATATTGCAGGTCAGGATGGCCGTCGGATACAGCGACCTGACATCGCCTACGCCTATCCATTCCTTCATGCCAACTGTCGGCTGAATTACCCGAGCACCCTCAACAGGAATATAGTCATCGCCGAGATTCCGCTTGGTCGGAAGGATAAAACCATATTCCTTGGCTTTCTTCAGAAAATAAAAGTCCAGCACGCGAGAATTGAAAAATACATCGTACCAGGTGGAAAACGTCAATCTCCGTACAGAATCAAAATAGCCGACAATACCGCGCTTCTCCTCGATCTTGACCATCAGCCATACATCGTTGATGTTATACTTCAGGAAGGTTTCGAGGTCAGTGTTGTAAAGCTCATAGACGGTTCCTGTGCTCCCCTTACCGAGCTTACCCCTACCTAATTCGTCATTGGCAACGTAGTCGAGGCCATAGGATTCCAGTTCATGCGTCGATAGTTTCCTATATGCTCGCATAAGATCGAGCCATGTCCTGCCTCGTGGTTTCTCACTATGGAAGTCAAGTTTTTCTACTGGTGATAATGTCTCTGGCCTAATGCCAAAATGATGCATACGGTGAAACAGGTAAGGATAGTCGAAGCCGTCACCATTCCATGCAAGGAACAGGTCAAAATCGAAATCGTTGACAAATTCAATGAACTTTAAAAGCAGCTCCTCTTCCCTCGGTAAAGTAAACTGCAGCACATCAATGCCTTCGAACTGGTAACGAGACTTTTCGTTTACCTCGTGGTTCGGGTCAGTGACAAAGACGTAGAATTTTCCATTGAAGTTGTCGTAACAGGAAATAGACAAAATTTCTTTGTCGGCCTTGGTTACGTCAGGAAATGCACCATCATCTCTTACTTCAATATCAATGAAACAGGATCGTACTGGTTCCTGTGGGATTTCCTTAAATGAGTCGATAAGATAACGATTGACGTATGAAACATCGGCCTCGTAAGTCCTATGAAAGTTCTCACGCTGTTTCTTGATTTCTGCAGGATGGTTGACTTCAACCTTTCGAAGTTTGTCTCCGTAAAGTGATACATACTTGCCATGTTCATTAGGAACATAAAAGTAGGGAAAGAAGTCTGTGACTTCACGCCGATATCTTTTACCGTCGCCATCTCTCCCAAAGATGACGAAATCTTTACCCATGGGCTCAATGTTGATCAATCGATCACCTTTTCATATCAAAGTCGAATTGCCTGACGTTATTTCGACTTTGAATTTCTTGAAGACTTTCTCTTCAGCACATATTTGTATTAGGAATTCTTTAATGTTATCGTTAACTATTTTTCGAAAGACGATATATGCATTGCCTGTTGGACGTTTGTCAACTGGATAAAGCTCGAAATACCGATCTATCAATTTATCGAGTTCATCTGGTTTTTCCATCTGGGGCTTTTTAATCCATGAAGGCATTCGTCCATGGCGCGCGAGTTGACAGGCAAGATATCCCCTGTAGATGTCAGGGTCAATTACAGCCCAATATTGTGATGCCCGCGAGCCAGAATCGGGGTCAATAAATCCCAGCGCTTTTGCGACGAGAACTTCAATCCCTTTGATCTGGTCAGGATCAATCATGTCCTTCGAATAGACCACTTTTTTCATAGCGTCGAAAGGGGAGGATGTCATCTCTTCCCCTCTGTCTTACGCTGAATTTCAGCACAGTAGGCTGAAGCACGGTCTCTGCTCCAGCCTTTCTTTGCCATTACTTTTTGAACACAGTCCTCAAAGTTTGTATAGCCAGCAAACGGCAATGTTTCACCTCCTTATACATTCATTCATATGGTAACGAGATAACGTCGGTGCTATCTGTCCCTGATACTTTGATGTTTTCTTTTCACCATATGTCACGTCAGGGGCATTTGGTAACTTGTGGAATACAAGCTGACCGATAGTCATTCCAGCGTGGAGGACAATATGCCTCGGGTTTATATTTCCAATTTCAAGTGTGAGCGTTCCTTTAAAACCACTGTCGATAAATCCTCCTGTTTGATGAATGGTTATTCCTAGTCGTGCAAGCGATGACTTGCCCATAAGAACGGCTGCTATATTGGAAGGAAGGTTGATTGTTTCAACTGTCCGTCCTAGAGCAAATTCGTTCTGGCCAATTTTGATTGCCAGCGCTTTTTCTTCGACTACGCAAAGTTCAACAGTCTTTCGATCAAATGGATCAATGAACATTGGCTCTCCGAGGCCAGGTTTACGATACCAGACAAAATCGTCTGCGAGTGTAATATCGTAAGAATTTGGATTGATGTTTCTTTCGTAGTACGGAGATATCAGTTCTGCATCTCTGCATAAATCACGTATTTCGTGATCAACTAAAATGCTCATTTACCATTTCCTTTGGGGCCGAATTCGAAATCAGGACAACGAAGGCATTTTTGAAAAAGGAACTGGCCTTCAAGTCTGTCGTGGTCACAGTTCTTTGCCTTGCAGCGTAAAGTCATTTCTCTTGCCATTAATATTCCTCATCATCTTCTTCTATCATCTCATTACCCTGTTGTGCCAAAACAGCCTTTGCCTGTTCGTTGATAAATCTTATCTGTTCGGCAACTTGATCGGGGAATGATTTGATAACTTCACCCTTCATATCGGAGAAATCCGCGTCAACCGCTGCAATGGTCTGTCTTTCAACAGTATCTGACATGGTATACAAAATATTGATGTAATCATGCAGATTGTCGGTTGGTTTGCGTGTCATTGTTTCTCCACCATGATTATTTGTCTTGTTATTACTTAAATACGGCGCTAACAAGCTTAATGGTAAGGTTGGCAAGTGTAATTTCTGCATCGGAACCCATTGCTATTCTGAAATCCGTTTCAGCAACGTATTCAACACCCACAACAACCTGCTCTTTGGAAAGAGTATCGTCTGACATTAGTCTTGTAAATATTTCCTTTACAAGAAGACGAGGGCTTGTCTGTTCAGCGATCCATAACTTGCGTGCCTCGGTAAACTTCCTCTTTTTCAGGAGAGCGTAAACTTCATCGGCAATATTACGCCTGTTGCTTTTTCCGAATGTTTTCAGGTATTCGATTTCATTAATCATCAGACGAATGTCAGGATAAAAGAACTCGATGATATCATCAATTTCTTCATCCTTAATATTCATACTTTCCTGATCTACAATGAATCGAAGTCTCTCATGGATTTTGTCCTTCGGCGGTTTATTGAGACTGATTTGAATGCATCGACTCTTTATCGGCTCAATAATCTTGGACTCGTTGTTGCAGGTAAATATAAATCTGCAGTTTGACGAATACCGCTCCATGATGCTTCGAAGACTTTCTTGGGCCTCCTTGGTAAGACCATCGGCCTCATCGAGATGCACCACCTTCGGAATATTGCGCGTGAATCCCTGCGTCATGGCAAATTCCTTTACCTGTTCTCGAATGGTATTGATTCCCCTGTCGTCACTAGCATTCAAAAACAAACTATCAGCACCAATGTCAGCTATGATTGCCTTGGCAATTGACGTTTTGCCAGTACCTGCAGAACGAGTTGATAGAAGAATATTAGGAAGAGTCCATGGGTCGTTTATAATTCCTTCATAAAGACCACGAATCTCATCTCCCCCGATAACCTCTTTGAGAGATTTTGGTCGATACTTTTCGGTGAACATATGTTCATAAATCATTCTTTTTCCCTCCAATCGGCGAGAAGTCCACTGATCAATAAGTCTCCAGATGAATAATTGAACGACGAAGGCGGGCGATCATTCTCTATCGGAGAATATATCGTGACAAAAACAGGTTTATCTAAAGCACCCTGAAATGCATCGTTGAACGCACCAATATGGTAAGAAATAGTAAAATCGGTCTCACCATCGGTTACTTCACCGATATCTTTTACAATCGCCGTTTTCTTTATCTTCGCCGTGATTTTACCACCACTTATCACGAGGGTAATAACACGTTCACCGACATTATCCACTACCGATAAAATCTTTTTAATTTTAACTGGGGAAAAAGTAAGCCTTGACTGCATTTCCCAGTTACTCATCGATTGTGGTAATGGCTTTTTGGTTTTGTCGGTAATAGCAGAAACCACTTGAGGGATGAAGAGTTTTACATCCTCACCCTCGACAGTGATAAGGGTATCATCTGAAGTCATATCGACCATTTTACCATCGATATTTCGGAGATATTTGAGAAAAATATCTCTTTGCAGGCGGAATTTTGCTTCGTCGCCAGCTTTTGTCTGCATCTCAACGATAACAACAACATTTCTGTCGTCGTTCATTACATTGGATGTTAATGTGCCAGCCGAAGCAATGGCTTCAAAACCATCTTTATTCACACCCGCGATATCGATGAACCGTTTCAGTTGGTCGATACCAATCTTCATCTTGGTCACTCACTTGTTGATTACGTCGTAAAGACGCTTGTTGGTGATTACATATTCTCCTGGAGGGAACTCCCTCGGGAATTTTGAGGACTCAATGACAGCCTTGTATTCGGTCTTACCGCCACTTACGTCGGTGATAACACGAATGATGACATCGGTCTGCGACATGACATCGCCTAACCACTTCGGCATGTCTTTCTGCTGAACTACTACGCCGTCCTTTACCACGGAATCTTTGGATACATACGTCGTATACATAATTCCCTTGGTTGCGGCGTCCATGGCCTGCTTGTGAACATCATCGATATACTGGGTACGCTCCTTCCAGATGTTCTGGTTAGCGACTCCCTGATACGGCATTACGCCGTTGCGCTTCCTCATTACCTGTTCAAGAATCTTGTTCAGGAATTCAGAACCGTCAATGATTACCCAATCGGGCTTATATTTCTCCTTGATTCCATCAAGAAGCTTCAGCACGAAGACATAGGTCTTCTCGGCAGTGGTCTGATACAGGTCAGGCGTTGACTTGTCAAGGTAAAGGATAGCATTGAAAACCTTGTAATCTACACCGCTTTTCTTTATGAAATCGAGGTCGGTTGGACGGTCAGATTTCAAATCGAATGACAGGACGGCAACCTTGTCGCCCTTCTTTGCTACTCCCATTGCAGTCGTAGTCTTGGCGTCATTCTTGTGTCCATAAACAGTAAATACTTTCTTACTGCTACTCGTATCCATAAGAGCACTGTCCAGATCGAAGTCGGGCATGATGTCGTCATCTCTATCCCGCTTCAGTTCCATTACCTTGTCTCGAATGAGATTTTCTTTCAAGGCTTTGGATATTTTTCCTGTTCCTTTGAGCGCTACTTCTGCGGCAGCAGATTCATCGGTGGATTCTCCACCGTTATCTGCATTGTTCCAGTCAGTATCCTTTGCTTTTGCCATTGATTAATTCACTCCCAATTTTCA